TCGGCCATTCTTATTTCTTACTGACATTTTTATTAACGTACCTTTTCTGGAAAAGACCATTTTGGAGATCGGCGCGGGTACTGGCAGGTTCATATTTCATGGTGCGAAGGGGAGTCTTGCATTCCATGTTAGTGAGGGGGAATAGATTACGTTCATATGTTTGAACGATAGTCTTATTGAAACGAGAAGTAGACTGAGGTCTAAGCTCATCGCTGGTATCAATGTATTTCGCGGGGGCACCTTTACCGGCCATGTAAGGGGCGGTACCATAAATCATTGTGTTGGGTCGCGAACCGTAGTTCAGGTGACTGGGCTGAGGGTAAACGAACACTTCATCGGTGGCGCCGACAGATGGGAGAGCACCTTTGTTGTCAACAATAGAAAGACCAGGTTGAAGCTGATACGCCATTTATTATTACATGAGAATATTAATCTAACTATAAGTTCCTCCACCTCCTCTCACACGACCACCGCCTCTGGGACCCCTGACATCTCCATCGCTTCCAAGTCCTGCGAACGCCTCTAATTGAACACCCCTTGCATCGGGATTACAATATTTGGAATCACTCTTACACATGGGTCCATTCTTGGGACCGTAAAGCCACTCAGCAAACTGAGTCTGATCGCCTGGAATTTTTGATACTGGAGCAGTCACGAACTGGCGCTCAAACGCATTGCGCTTGTACATTGGTAAAGTCGAACGAGAGCGTCCAGAATCATAATTAACCGTGTCGCTACTGAACTTTTTAATCAAAGGCTGAGCTGTAGCATAATAGCAAGCCTCCAGACGATTTGGAGCATCCGTGTAGTCAGTCATAAGAACGTTGCCAAGGGGATTCTCCTTTGTAGGCTTTTGGCACACAGACATCTTGTCGGCGGTGCCGTAGGGCTCCTTAATGAGCTTCGCCTTGTACATAACGTAAATGATAGACAGCATTGTTGCGCCTAGGACGAAAATCCTGGGATCGCGACGAATCACAAATAAAACACATGTGGTGTAAATGATGAACCGCGATGCCGAATTGATCCTATCCTCTGGTGTTTGTTTGCTGTTAGGCCAGAACTCTAAAATTTTTGAATTTTTTACGAGCTGTTTAGGATCTTCGAACCAAACTTTCATTTAATATAGATGAGGTTTATTTTTTGGGAAGAGCACCACCCATACCAGACATCATACCAGACATAGATCCCATCATCTTCATTAGAGCATCCTGGTTAATGTCACCGTCACTGTTTTGCATCTTCTCAGCAACATCCTTAGCCATAGCCTCAATCGCGGTAAGGGTATCCTCGGGAACAGACTGAATAGTAGTTCCTAGAATGTATAGAGTCTGAAGATACTGCCAAACTGCATCCTTGGTACCGTCATTCATCTTCTTCCAAAGGCGAACGATATCAATCTCCGAGAGGAAATCAATGTCCTTGGAGTGAACAAGGATAAACTCCTCATTCTTAGCGGAAACCATGTCCGCATGGGGCTTTACGCTCTGCATAAAACCGTTTACCAGAAGCCTGGGACTTGTACTCTTAAGAAGGTCGAACGAAGTCAACATCTTCTTGATGCTTTTTTCATCTGGAAAAGTCTTGTGCAATTCCACAAGAAATTGACCCATCATGTCATTGAATGCACTAACGGACGCCATTTTCTTAATAGTACAGTGTAATCTTTAAGTTAGAAAGGGTCATTAGAAATAGCTTCCTTTTGACCAAGACCATTAAGTACAATCACATACACAAGAATTGCGACAAGTACGGCTGGTTTGGTGTATTGGTTGAGTTCTAATTTACCTTCATTATTCAAATACGCCTTAAGGTGAATGTAACCCGCAGTTGTGGCTCCGGCAATTAGGGCCGCGTATACTGGGTCGCGTAAATAGTCGGAGAGTTCCATTTAATTATAACCAACTTTTTTTGTACGGTAGTCTGGGGCGTCTCCGAATAGAACATCATCTTCTGGTTGAGGCTGTGGTTCACCCTGTGGTTCACCACCCTCACCACCTTCCATGGGATCGGGAGATTGAACACCTGGAACCGTCTTGAATTCATTGTCAAAACCACTTGGATCACTTTGCTCCTCCATAGGGTTCTCCATAGGTTGATTTTCCTGAAGTTCCTCTGGCGATGGCTCCATACCACCTTCAGGCTCTCCCATAGGGTCTCCTCCCTCTCCATCAAAGACATCGGGATCCTCGGTGTCTTGAACCTCACCATCTAGATCAATATCCCTAGAATCTTGCGACATATAGGTCTGAAGAATCTGTTGCACTGGGATTAACTCCTTCACAGAGTTCTCAATACACGCACAGAAGCGACCAGTTAACTTCTCATCACGGTGGTAAATGCTCTGATCTTCATGGAACACATAGGGATCACGGTAGAGGTCCTTCGCAATATTGTTGTAGCAGGTTTGGATAAAAACCTCATTCGTTGGGAGTTTTAAGGAGATCTTCTTATTATCAGACTTGAGACGAACAGAAGACAAAATCTTAGTACAAGCAACAAAGACAGCCGCTAGAAGATCACTAAACCAAGCACAGCGGTTAGTAATGTTATCCGAATGCGACTTAGACATGGCGTTCGACCAGTTGGGAACCTCTTGGAGTAACTTCTGGAACATCATAAGATGCTTCTTTCCTTTAGAAATGGTATGAGCCTCTGTGTATATATCATTGAAAACATCAATCATAGGTGGACACATAATAATGCACATTTGCCCGAGGTATTCCTTCTTGGCTTCGACGAGCACGTTCAAATTATCCATTTATGATTAAGTGGGTTTAAAAAATCAAACTTTACTACGCACCTCTCCTGTACTTGTTAGCCATCTTCTTGAGATTCATCAAGTCTGGAAAAGCGACATCCTCCTCACTCTCTTCACGTTCCTTCTTCTTTTTAGGAACTACCCAAGACACATATATATCAAATTCACTTACAATTTGTACAGTGAATCCACCAAGTTGGAACTGTCTTGCTACATATCGTGCAGCTGCTGATCTATCAAAGACTGGGTATCCTATCAAAACCACTGGTACTGTTAAGAATACCTGTTTATGACCAAGCTCTACGCACTGTTTAATTTTTGAAGCAAACTGTTCGTAGATTTTTGTGTAGATTTCTTTTTTTATCTTCTTTCTCTTGTCATCAATTTGTATGATGTCATTGATGCTGATCATTACATTTAGCTCAACTTATTTTTTATCAAATCTAACTCACCAACGTTGGGTACAGCACTTTCCTTGACGAGCTTGTAGTCAACAAACTCCTTACCCATAGAACCCTTAGTGTAAACCTTGACCTTATCAGGAGCCTGATCACTGAGAGGCTGGGAACGGAGAGATATCAACTTGAGTTTCTTACCACTGACTTCAAACGTTGCAATAACCGCGAAACCGAAAGAAAATCCATCGTTGCGAACCACCATGAAAGTGGCCTCGTAGAGCTGACCGGTGGTACCCTCGTACACCTTGACCGATTGGGTCTCAATGATGTAAGTGGAAAAACCAAGGCGCTTGTTAAGCTCCTTGTTTGTTTGAAGAACAAGTTGCTCCATGGTGTCATGGTCAACCTTAGCCTCAATTTGGGAGTAACCAGACATATCTGGTCTGGGGTCGTTAAGCTTGACGTAATCAATGGGCTTCTTGTATCCTGAGAACCCAAAAGTCTCTGTGAAATTTTCACGCTTAATCATGGCCAGGATGAGTAGACCAACTGAAATACCGATGATGACCTTAAGTAAATCCATCTTTACTATAATGCGTTAATTTTTTTTTACAAAATACCCCCTATACTATTAGATGTCTCTGTTGATATATAGCCCGAGGTGTAAACACTCTATGGATATCGTCCAGTATATCAATAAACAGCCACAATTGAAGCAGCTTGTGCACTATCATAATGTGAACACTCAGGGTATACCTCCCCAGTATAAAATGAAGATAAGTCGGGTACCAACGATGCTCACAAAAAATGGAAAGATTCTCGTAGGTGGAGAAATCAAGAATTGGTTGGACTCTCTTCTACCTAAAAAGGAAATTGAACATGCTGGTTTTGGTGGTGGCTTTTCTACAATGACGTCAATAAATGGAAATGATAGAGATCCTGGTATGTTTTACCTGGATAATTATGGACAATCACTCCAGCCAGCAATGACTAAAGAACTTGAGGAGAAGATAAACCGCGACGTATCCAAGGGTGAGGTGTATACAGATTTAAAGATGTAACGCGTTTTTCGAGTAGTCATGAAATTAGTTTCTATACA